TTTTTTTTGTGGTATAACATTAGATATGGGATTAGAAGATATACCCAAAAAGGTTCAGTATGTCGTATTGGATTCTCGTTTTGTAAACGGAACCAATAATGTATTTTCACTTGATCTAACCCTAAAATCAAACACTCATGTTGAAGATATGTCTAGGGTCATCGGTGTCAAAATGGTTGATTTCTACATCACACAAATTGGTGCAAATGACGCCAACCTGAATACCGATGTGGCTAAATATGTTGATGTCATATGTCCAGATATACCCAAGGTTGCGCAAATGTTAGATGAAAGGAATGGACAGATCCTAGCCCGTGTACCCCTGGAGAGACATTTCGTGGGTAGTGATGGAATATTAATGCGAGATAAACAATGGAAAACCTTTAATCCACCGACAAGGTACTTTAATCCAATATCTATAAAAAAGTTAGATTTCAAACTATTTGAACAACAAGATGACGGTGATTATTTACCTCTTAAATCAAATGCGCAGTGGTCAATGACACTTGAGATTACAACCGTAAATGTCAAAGAAAAGCCTGTAAACAAAGAAGTTCAGATCCTTGAGATGTTGGGTAAGTTATTACAAAAACTTGAAACACTCAATCAAAATGTTCAAAAGTTACCAGATAAACCTCCAGACGAAAACCCTAAAAAATATTCGTTTGGTTTACTAGTAGCAATCCTAGTAGCATTGTTCGGGGGATTTTTGTGGTGGGTGAATAAAAGTTCTGCGTAAAAAGTATGGGAGGTAAAAAGGGTCGAAACAATTTAAAATTTTCACTCTCATCATCATACGACGAACATGACTATTACTTTGAAGAAGAGATGGAGGGAATTGAACATCCAACTATAACACCAAAAAATGAAAATCAAAAACACTATAATAGGGTGTTATATAGTATTAGTAAACCCATGGTATTCGCAATCGGTCCAGCTGGAACAGGTAAAACAATGTTAGCGTGCTACGCCGCAATTGCTGGATACAATGATAAAACATACAAGAAAATCGTATTAACTCGCCCCGTTGTATCAGTAGAAGAAGACATAGGATATCTACCTGGAACCTTAGAAGAAAAGATGGATCCTTGGACCAGACCCATTATGGATGTATTTAGTGAATTTTACAATCAAAGTGATATCCAATATATGATCAAAGAGAAAATCATAGAGATATGTCCTTTGGCATACATGCGTGGGAGAACCTTTAAGAATGCATTTGTGATCGCTGATGAAATGCAGAATAGTACTCCAAATCAAATGAAAATGCTCCTCACTCGTATAGGTGAAGGTAGTAAAATGGTGATAACGGGTGATCCCAAACAACATGACAGAAAATACGAGGACAATGGTCTCAAAGACATTTGGTCGCGGTTAGAAGGAAAACATAACAAACGCATCGAGTGTATAACTTTTGATTTCGCGGACATTGAAAGAAGTCCCATCGTGCGGGATATTCTCGAAATTTATGGTGACAAGTAATATTAATATACAGATGACAACCGGGTTAGGAGTCGGTACAATCATGTCTATATTAGCATTATGTTCGGGGACACCTCTCGAACCTCTACCACTTTTGTATATTATGGCTTCTGCACGATGGGCGTATGGTGCAGATAGATACCTAGATGGAAAGACGGAAGATACACCAGAATCTATTGCTGCAGCTCTCTTAACAGCAAATCTGATACTATGGTACACCGATCAGTCTAAGTATATCGCACCAGAAATTCTATGTATTCTATTGTATCCTTCATTTAAGCAGAATTTACCATTACTAAAACCATTCTACGTTGGAACATTTTGGGCGGGAGCTATCAGTGTTGTACCGCATCTCATAGCTCACACAGATGTTATTGAAAATGAAACGATTGCGATGGGTCTTCTCGCATCGAGTGTATCAAATATGGCGGATATTGAAGATGTAGAAGATGACATTAAAAACGGAATTTATACAATTCCAAGTCGTATAGGTATTTTACCAACAAAAGCATTATCGGCTGGTTTATTTTTGGGTTCCATGTATAAAAGTGGGATCGTTTCGATACCAAACGCATTACCTAGTAAACATATGTGTAGACCAAGATTCTTTTCTTCTCCTTTACCCGTTTTTAGAAAATTCCCATTTTAATTTGACAGGTTTTCGTATGCGTCATCTCCATATAGATCATCCAGAATCTGAAGTATATTTTCAGAATCCTTGAAAGCTGACTGAGCTGCGCGAAGATTCCAACTCGCAATCATTCTCAATTTCTTATTCGCCTTTTTATACCTATCAACATCACGTTCCAACTTCTCAATTTTCAAAGTGTCATCTGTGGGTTCTTTAGGACTCATTGCAAAATTCTGGCGATGAACCGTGCGACCCGAATGTTGACGCCAGTGTCTCCCACCTCTAGTCGACTTACTTTCATCATTCTTCTTAATCGTATTATAAATGTGTGTTGGTGCACGAGCGAGAGCGAACATGTATTTATAATAGGGGTATTAACTTTAATTAACTTGTATACTTAGGCATCGATCTTCTTCGCAGCGGGCTTAGCAGCGGGCTTCTTGGCGGGAGTCTTAGCAGCGGGAGCCTTAGCAGCAGGGGCCTTAGCAGCGGGAGCAGCAGGACCAGCGGGACCGGCGGGGCCAGCGGGGCCAGCGGGGCCAGTAGCACCCTTAGAACCAGCGGGGCCTGGGGGACCATGAGGACCGGTGGGGCCTGGAGGACCCTGGGGACCAACTCCACCGGCACCACCCGAACCGGCGCCACCATCAACCATCTTTAAGAGTAGATTGAAAAGACGGGTCTTATCAATACGGACACTTTGCATTTCCTGTTCAATTTCTTGGCGAAGTGAAGACATTTTACTATATATAAAAGAAAGATTATCTTTAAACCTAGATGATTGTAGTGGGTCCGCATGCAAAAACAGGTATTGGTCAACATGCCATGAAATATGTAAAACTGTTCTTACCAAATGGTGAATATTACCAATTGGGTCAAAAACTTCCCGAGACAGAAAATGGCCTGATATTTGTAATTCCTACTCCTGATCAGATTGAGTACATCAAGTATGCGAAAACACGAGTAAAAAATCTAGCTTGTATGACAGTCTGTGAAACTGAAACTGTACACGAAGACTATGGTCTAATTATGAAAGAATTTAAGCGTGTAGCTGTACCAAGTGAATTCTGTAAACGGGTTCTCTCTCGACAGTTTCCTGATAATGAATTTTACGTTATACACGCACACATTCCTGAACCAAAGGAAAAGCCATACATCTTCTACCACATTGGAAATATTATGGATCCTAGAAAGAAGTTCAAAGACATTCTTCAGGCTTTTGTGCGACTGAATGAACCAAATACACGTCTCGTAGTCAAAGCCACGAGTAATCAAGCTGTACATATCCCATTCCCAAGAGTTGAAGTTACAAATGATATGTTAACGGATGAAGAAATGGATAATCTTCATAACAAATGTGATTGCTACGTGAACTTTTCACACTCAGAGGGTGTTGGTATGGGTGCGGTTGAGGCTGCGATGCGAGATAAACCAGTGATTATAACAAATTACGGTGGAGCATCAGAATATATCAAAACACCTTATACAATTGACTGTGGACTTCAAGAATTGGAGAGGGACGATTTTCTCTTCAAAAAAGGTATGGTTTGGGGTGAACCAAACTTTGACCAACTCTTGGAGTTCATGAGACATGCGTATGATAATCGTGTTAGAGAGATGGATCACACTCATACACGAAATTTAGTTGGACGGAAGAACGTCTTGGAGGAGTTTGTTATCAACGTAATTGGTGGTGAGAACAATAAGACCAATGAGGATGGTACCGTTCATGATTGAATCTTTTTGTGCAATCAGATACATCACAAGATCATCAATAAAACCTATACCAGTTGGCTTTGTCATTAGACGAGGCACGAGAACGCTTATAATGAGATAGAGAGACATTGATATTATTACAGGTCTGAGACTTTCCTGATCCAACATGATCTTTATATTAACTACCTATTTTAATTTTTCTACCAATACCACTACCCTTGTCAATTCTGTGTTTTTTACAGAAACCCCCACACACAGCTTTGAATGAACAAGGTTTTCCCGCCATTGTCGTAGCTTGACAAAGTTTAACTTGGTTGCGTTGTTCGTTTACAACTGTCGGAGCCTTGTCCAAAATGATGATTTGCCTACTATCCTTCTTCTTCTCATGATTCTTGTAGGACATTTTCATTTTCCAAGTAGCATCTGCCAAACTTTCACATTTTTCATTTGCCTCATCAATGCGATACATTTTCATCGCATCCTTGAGACATTGGTTCCAGAGGTCATTTCGTACAATCTCCATATTTGTAGATTAAGTTGATTTTTCAAATCATCAAGTTTTACTTAGGTACTCATTGGGATTCACCACCAATTTCTGAAAGATACATATCTACACGACCAGCAAAGTCTGGGAATTTTTCAGTCGTCTGTTTAGTCACCATATCTTGTACATTTGTAACGTGTTCCACAAACTTCTTAACATCTATACCCGTGGCATTGTGGATTTGTGAATCAGAAGCAATATCCTTGAGTGCGTAGAGATAAGCCACGGCGTAATTCGCGTGAAGAATGGCAATAGCTGGAGACTTGTCCTGTTGTGCGGCAGTAGCGTAGCGGGCAGATTGTCTTACCAATTTTTTGATGGAATGTGTCAGCCCTCTCGACTTATTTTGCATCACCAGTACGAGAACAAATATGGCGATTATGAAGAACGTGTACATGTCTTCTTAAGGTAACTAAAGAAAAATTATCATTATAATTTATGGCAGTAGATCAAGATCTACTCATAGTGATGAATACAATTGATGAGACTAGGGATCACATGTCAGAGGGGAAATATCTCAAAACATGTGATTCATTAAAACGAATTCATAAAAAACTACAAAGACCTTCTTTACCACATCTAAATGAAATACGGATACCAATCACCAAACAGATACTATTTTTATTCACGGGAACTATATCTGTTTTGAAACTTCTTGAATCTGTTAAAAAGAAGATCACGGCTTAGTAGTCTTTTTACCACGCCTAACTTTTAAGATAAGTTTGGGTGGATACTTCTTAATGTTTTTGAGTTTGAATACCTTGCGTGTCAGAGGACTGGGTCTTTCGGCATTTAGGCCCATCTTATCCGAAAACGCCAAGTAATTCTTCAAACCATCCCTATCATAAACATGAAGAATCTTACCATTCTTAGCCACGTTCGTTTTGAGATAAGCTCTCTTGGATGGCTTTATATTGGTTTTGTTACCCGGGGACATTTCACGATTTAACCACGTGGCAACATTCTTGTTTTTTGGGCTATTTTTGGTTTTATTATTGTTATTTTTACCGTTATTATTCAACATGTTTAGATACTTTCTTTTCATATTTTTCAGCTCTTGTTCAGCTTTTTTTAGTTGAGCACGATTGTTATTATTCGTCATCTGATATAAGCTGAGATTTTTTACCTAAGTTAGAGTTTTGAGTTGTAATAAAATCAAGAAAGTATGGAGAGCGTCCAAAAGCTCACCCACATTGAACATGTTCTCAAGAGACCTGACTCATATGTTGGTCCAGTAGACCTGAGTACCGAGGCGTATTGGATTCTCAACGGTAACAAATCAAAGTTTGAGAAAAAGAACATCAAGTATTCCCCAGCTCTCTTGAAAATCTTTGATGAGATCCTCGTTAACGCAATTGATCGCAACTCTACACACCCCAAGAATGTTTCATCCATCGCCGTCTCTATAGACAAAGAGACTGGTGCTGTGACTATTGAAAACAATGGACCTCTCGGGGGTATCAGTGTTCGCATGCACGAGAAGGAAGGTATCTGGAATCCTGAATTGGTCTTTGGGCATCTCCTAACAAGTACAAACTACGACGACTCTCAAAAGAGAATTGTTGGGGGCCGCAATGGTTATGGAGCCAAGTTGACGAATATTTACTCATCGGAATTTTCAATTGTCATTAAGGATCATGAGACAAAGCAAACTTACTCACAGAAGTGGTCTAACAATATGACCGTCTGTGAACCACCAAAAATCAAAAAACATTCAGGTGCCACATCATCCGTGGCCGTAACGTTCACACCAGATTGGAGGCGTTTTAAGATGTCTAAGATGGATAACACAATCTACAAGATTTTCCAAAAGAGAGTCTGGGATGCCAATATCTGTACAACCCCAAACTGTAAAGTAAAGTTCAATGACGAGGTTCTCCCAAAACAGAACTTTGAGGCTTACGCAAAAATGCACACTGGTGTAGATAATGTACACTGTGTTACAACCGACCGATGGTCAGTATGTATTGGTCCATCCGAGGATGGTATGCAACAGGTGTCGTTCGTAAACGGTATCTGTACCAGTAAAGGTGGAACCCACGTTGATCACGCAGCTTCTCTAGTGGCTGCGGGGATCATTGAAGATATGGCTAAGAAGATCAAACTCAGACCTCAACAGGTTAAGAACACGTTCGCAATCTTTGTGAAAGCAATCCTTGAGAACCCAACCTTCTCGAGTCAGGTTAAGTCTGAGTGTACCCTAAAAGCACAAGACTTTGGCTCTAAATTTGATATGCCCAAAACATTCGTCAAGAATGCTCTCAAGACTGGTATTTCCGATGAACTCACGGCTCTCTCAAAATTCAAGGAAATGAAGGAGTTGGCCAAAACTGATGGTGGAGCTCGTAAGAGTAAGATTACTGGTATTCCCAAGCTTGATGACGCAAACAAAGCTGGTACAGCTCAGTCTTCTAGGTGTACACTCATCGTTACAGAGGGTGACTCGGCAAAGACTCTAGCTGTCGCTGGTCTCTCCGTTGTTGGTAGAGACCACTACGGCGTCTTCCCACTTCGGGGAAAGTGTAAGAATGTCCGAGATGCATCTGTTGCGCAGTTGACTGGAAATCAGGAGTTCAATGATCTCAAGAAAATCTTGGGTCTCCAACAAGGAAAAGACTACAAAGATGTGTCAGAGCTTCGCTATGGTCGTCTCATGATCATGACTGACGCGGATAACGATGGTTCTCACATCAAGGGCTTAATTCTCAATATGATTGACTACTTTTGGCCGAGTCTACTCAAGTTGGGATTCGTTGTTTCAATGGTTACACCCATCATCAAGGCTTCTAGGGGTAATCAAAGTAAATCCTTCTATACAGACTCTGCGTTTCGTGCGTGGTATGGAAATGGTCAATCTGGTTGGCGTATCAAGTACTACAAGGGTTTGGGTACCTCAACTTCTGCTGAGGCTAGGGAGTACTTCAAAAAGATTGAAGACCTTACCGTCAAGTTTAATACAGATGTAATGTCTGATAAATCTATCACCTTGGCATTTGACAAGAAGAAGGCTGATGACCGTAAGACGTGGCTTCTAGAGAGTACCGCCAAAGAAGCCAATGAACTTGAAGTACCTTATGGGAAAGTAAAACAACTGGCTATCACAGACTTTGTTCACAAGGATCTAGTGAATTTCTCACTCGCAGACCTCAAGCGTTCTATTGCCCACGTTTGTGATGGACTCAAACCTTCACAGCGTAAGGTGATGTATTCTTGCTTTCAAAGGAACTTGACTGCGGAGATGAAAGTAGCTCAATTGGCTGCATATGTGGCCGAAAAGTCTGCTTACCATCACGGTGAAGTAAGTTTGGCCGACACTATTGTGAAGTTAGCCAATGACTATACAGGCTCCAACAATATGAATCTCCTAGAGCCTTGTGGGCAGTTTGGAACACGGCTTATGGGTGGGAAAGATGCCAGCCAGACACGCTATATCTTCACGAGATTGACACCTGAAGCGAGGAATGTATTTGATCCCCGAGATGACGCGATTCTCACCTACCTAGACGATGATGGTCGCTCCATTGAACCCGAGTTCTACATGCCTACTTTACCCATGATTTTGGTCAATGGAAGTGAGGGTATTGGCACCGGTTTCAGCTGCTATGTACCTCCATTTAACCCCAAAGATATTCGGAACAATATCCTCAACTTCCTTGATGGTAATCCTATCAAAAGAATGAAGCCTTGGTTCAGAGGTTTCAAGGGAACGGTGTTTGAACAAGATGATGATTCGTGGATGACCCAAGGAGTGTGGACCTCCATTGGAAGAACAGTTAAGGTGACTGAACTCCCACCGGGACGCTGGACCCAAGATTACAAAGAACATCTGGATACCCTCGTTGAAAAGAAAATCATTAGTGGTTTCACAAATAACAGTACAACTGAGAATGTGGATTTCCTCATCCAAGACTACAATGGCAAAGATGCCGTTAAGGATCTCAAGCTTCAAAAGACTTTCCGAACATCAAACATGCACCTGTTCCACCCTACCCGAGGTATCCACAAGTATGAAACTCCGGAGATGATTCTGAAAGACTTCATAACCCTTCGTCGTGAATATTATGACAAGAGGAAAGAGTATCTAATCAAGGTTCTTGAGGCTAAATCTAAGATGTGTGACTACAAGTCTCGTTTTGTGTCTATGGTTATCAACGGAGATATTGTGGTCTTCCGTCGCAAAAAACAGGATCTTGAGAACCAATTGTCTGGTCTATTCCCGGAAGTAAATGGGAGTTATGACTACCTTCTAAACATCAAGACAGTTCAGTACACAGATGAGAGTGTCAGAGAGCTTTTGGCGCAGTCCAAACAGGCAAAGAAGGAACTCGAGGTTATGAAGTCTACTTCTCCTATGACAATGTGGAAAGATGATATTAAAAATATGTAGACAATAGATAAGTATGGGTGAAGCGGCAAAAATTTCACTTAAAGCTATTGGAAAGCAAGACACGTACTTGCTTTGCAAAGATCCAGCGGAGTCGTTCTTCAACCCGAATACTACAAGAAGGCATTCTGACTTTCGGAAATATCACAGGAGTAAGAATGTAATCAATCCGGGGCAGATCCCCAATTGGCCTTTTGGACAAACCATCAAGGTTCAGTTTAATCCCCAAAATATGGGTGACTTGCTTAGTAATATGTGGTTGAGTATAAAAATGCCTAAGATCACAAATGGAAACTACGCGGATCAATTGGGAAGGCATATTCTCAAAAGTGTATCTATGTTCGTAGATGATACAGAGATGGAAAAGATAGAAAGTGATTGGGGAATTATATACGATGAACTTTATTTAGAAATGTCTGAAAAAGTAGCAAATAGATTTCTTGTAAACAGAAGTATTGGTTTTGATGACTCTACTACAACAGACTCTGTCTCAAGACTTGAGACAGATCTAATGATACCTACGCAGTTCTTCTTTGCTCGTAAATACGCGAGTGATGAGTACACAACTAATAAACCAAATAGACCCTACTTCCCTACATGTGCCGTACATAAACAGAAAATTGAGTTTGTACTAGAGTTTCATAATCAATCTTTCTTCACGGACACATTAGATACCCTCGTTCTAGATGATTTCAAACTTATTACTGAAGAAATCACAGTGAGTCCCGAAGAGAGGAATTATCTCAGTCACGATAGACAAGTTGTTGTAACCGATCTAGTTCGTAAACATCCAACGACTGTGAGTGAACTTGGTAAAACTATGATTCGTACAAACCTAGTCCCCAACATTCCTGTGAAATGCCTTCATTGGTTCTTGCGAAACACTAAGTTTGAAAATTTGAATGAAAGTGTCGCCCTCGAACCTAAACAGATAGGTGCTAATATTATTGGCACTAACGCAAACGACGACTCAGGGTACTCAGTGGCTCTGTCACCCGATGGTACAACTATAGCCATAGGTGAACCCAAGTATGAGTTACAAGTTGATACAAGTCCTGAGGATGGAGAAATAGATAATCCCAATCAAAATAAGGGTCGTGTTAGGGTATTCAAATTAATCTCAGGAACTTGGACCCAATTAGGTACCGATCTGATTGGCGCAGGTGACGGAGACTTGTTCGGAACAACAGTTTCTTTATCTAACACAGGTACAGCCCTCGCTGTGGGTGCACCAATTCATGACAGCAGCAAAGGACATGTCAGAGTTTACCAATACAATGGGACAGCTTGGGGTCAATTGGGGAGTGACATTGATGGAGGAACTGTGGGTGAGAAATTTGGAACGTCGGTTTCTTTATCTAGTAATGGCACTCGGGTTGCTGTAGGTGCACCAGATTTTACCGAGGTTGGTTTTACGAATAGAGGTCGTGTACAGGTTTGGACCTACACTATTGGTCCCGGGTGGCAACAAACTGGTTCAAATATAGACGGTGCTGGTGGTGGTGATAAATTTGGTTCAGCTGTATCTCTTTCTGATCCTTTCACGAGTGGTGGTAATAATAGTGTAGTAGCTGTGGGTGCCCCTGGTCATCAGTCAAGTAGGGGGCATATTAGAGCTTTTGTATACAATGGAACAGCTTGGGAACAACGAGGTGTTGATTTAGATGGGTCTGCGACAGGTGACGAATTTGGAACATCTGTGGATCTTTCTAAAAACGGTCTTTATCTAATTGGAGGTGCACCAAAAAATGATACCGGTGGCTCCAATGCTGGACATGCGCGTGTATTTTTCTATCATGCAGCTAGTGGTGCATGGGCGCAAATTGGACCAAACATTAATGGAATAGTTGCCAATGAACAATCTGGTACATCAGTATCAATTTCAAATACTGGTACACGAGTTGCTGTGGGTACACCAACCGCAAATCGTTCAAGAGCCTACAATTATTCACAGGTATCCAACGTACCTGCTTGGGATAGATTACATCGTGACATGGGTGGAACTGGGAGTGGTGGTTCTATGTCTATGTCGGACGAGGGTTTAAGATTAGTTGTTGGGTCCCCCACATTTAATGGTATAGGTCAAACACAAGTATTTGATCTTCCCACAAACGATGAAGAGTTGTACTTTTGCCAAAATCGCTTCAACTTCTCATCTAATGTCAGCTTTGATGATCAATTAACCTTTTTCAATCCTATTATGAAAGATGCGAGTTTTTATATTAATGGAACCAAATTACCAAATGTTACAAATACTAATCACAACTATTTCAAATATTTAATTCCGTATAGGTCGAGATTATCCAGACCTATTAGGAATATCTACACATACAGTTTCTCGATGAATCCTATCAATGTGGAACCATCGGGAAACTTGGATTTCGGGCAGATTCAATCAGATAAAACAAATATCGAAGTGAATCTAGATACTACCAAGGTGGATACATCGTCAAACACGTATGCTCTCCACATGTATTATACCGGCTATCAAACATTTATATTTGAAGGTGGGCGGGTAGTACCTGTTGCTTATTAAACAGGGAACTCCTATGATCCTTGATGTAATCTATAATCTTATTCTTGATACACCATTTGATGAAATTTAGCTGTGCTAAAGTCGTATGAATTTCATGAGATGTACCTGGCACTGAATAAGGAAACTTCTGGGATCTACAAAATGGATCAAAAAGCTTTTTACTGTATCCATCTAAGCTAGATTTATAAGCGTAGTGTACAGTGAATATTTTACCATCACCCGTCTTGTAGGATGTATGATTTTTCTTAGCGTAATTAGTGATAAACCATTCGAGATTTCTCAATGAAATACCACTTGTTTTGTCTAGTATATTCAATAACTTGGATCGGTTGTCTTCTTCGCTGTAAAAGTTGTTTATTGATGTTAGCAGAATATCGGATTTACTCATTATTTAATAAGGAGTCTAAATCTATAAGCCTATTCGTTGAAAAAGATCTTTCACACGCTGGACACCCGGCAACATTTCTAAGACCAGGACCATGGGTGTGACCATTGAAAGTCTCATGAAATCTCTGTTTAATTTTTTCACCTTGTTTTTGGTGCTTCCCACAATACCCATTATGAATACCCTTGAAAGTACACCTAGAACCATCTGGTTTTGTTCCCATACATGTACTTGTTACAGAAACACATGGGATATCTTTTAGAAGTAGCTGTAACGAAATCTGGTATTTTTTAGATATCGTTTCTGCATACTCAGTCAATAAAAGATCCATACGCAACTTCAACTCTTCTTCTAACAAATCGGCAATTTTTTCATTAAGACTCATGACTTATCTATTTCTTGTTCGTAGTTTTTAAATATGTCTTCAATACTTTCTTCTCGTTGAACACGCGCATTTTTTATACGATCTTTAAGATCCGTGATTTTACCGTCAAAATCTAGACCAAGTCTTTTACATTCCTCTATCAAATCCACTTTCTTCATCGTACTTAGGGGAGGTTCACGTTTCTTTGGTGGTGGTTTGCATTGAGTAATCAACTCACCGAATATTTCTTGCTTCGTGTTCTCATACAGAGGGTCAAGTAGATCGCATACAGGGTTTAAAAATTTATTGATGAAGTAGTACTTATAATCAACTGGGAGGTTTTGCTCTTCAACGTATTTTGGATCTTCGGATTTTTCAAAAGCCTTAGCTTTAGGGTCACCCGTGTTCACGAGTAGGTATGGAACACGGTCACCGGATTGTGGCTCAGACCCGGGTTTACGTTGCCTCATCTTATTAACAACCTGTACATGTGCTTGATTGATATTACAACTCTCCGGACTTGTTATAGATACGGAATGTCCACCAACCTTATAACTATCCGACAAAGATTGACTCAAAACCAATTTTTCATTTGGAACGTCACCAGAAAGGAGTTCAACTGCGCGCTCTTTTGCAAGCTCTTTTGGTGGTCCCGGGTCACTTGAGGTCAGTACAACATCTAGGAGTTCCTTACACACCTCTCTAACATGGGGTGTATTATCTCTACGAACAACTTGGAGACCCTTAATGTCAATATAGTCCATGTTCATATTACCATCCCTACCCTTCGTCCACAATTTAGCAGCATACCTCTTCTTTGAGTACAGGAAATAAGGCCAGTATACCTTCTCAAGCTCTAGATTGTTAGGCTTTTTGAAGAGAGCTGAGCACTCTTCGGCAGCTCTCTCACCAATCTCCCAGCTATACTTAACAGCTTCTTCACCCTTGCGATCACCCACATTAAATTCAACCATGACTGAATCTGTGTCACCGTATCTCACCTTTGAACCCGGGAAGTTCTTTTCAACATAGTTCTTGGTCTCTTCAATCATAGCCCGTCCACGGAAGGTCGTCGTAGACGCAATAGGTACACATGGAAGAATACCTTTGCCAGCACCTGTAAACCCATATACAGAGTTCATACTGATTTTGTAAGCCAACTGTTTACCATTGTAGACCTCCTTCATATAACCTGTTGCAGCTGCCATATCCTTCTTAGCCTTTTTACGAAACTGCTTAAGCTCAAGAAGAATCGCTGGTAAGAGGCTTGGAACATCTTGTGCAAACTTGTAGGTCTTTTGACCAATCTTGAATGTTTCGTATTCAATACCAGGTATGTTCCCATAGTCCTTCTCATTCATAACATACGAAGAGTAACAGAGGTTGTGAGCCATCATAATAGATGGGTACAGTGCTTCAAAATCTAGGGCAGTAATCGGAGTATAATACGCACCCTTTTGGGCTTCCAGAACCGTTGCTCCTTCGTATTGTTCCTCGGGTAACTGTCCCCAGCGAATCGTTGGTACCATAAATCCCATTTCACGAGCCTTCTTTGTAAGTTGGGAAAAGACCTTAATCTGCTGTCCCCGTTCAACGAGAAAACAGAGTGGTACCCAAGTAGCTTTAGCCATCTCAAGGAGATTGAGTAGGATACACATCTTCTTCATGAGTTTATGTGGTAGCAGTGTATCCTTGATACAGTATTCCGCAACTTCTCGTAGCTTCACGGGATCACCCTCTAGATACCGAGCAAACATTTCCTTTGGAGCCATGTCAATCTTTTGGTCTCCAAGATAGAGTTTGGAAACTTCATTAAGTTTGTAACTATCAAGTTTATAACCCTTTTTCACTTCATGGAAGAGATCAAAAATAAACCGACCACTCATAGGAAGAAGCTTCAATACATTATCACCCAACGCACTTGAACTCAACTTCTTGATGGAGATCTCACATGTTTGTGATTTCAATTTACCCATCTTGAAAAATTCGGGGTTACAACCAGTAATAAACGCCCTTGTGTAAATATAGTTAAGATCAAATCCAAAAATATTCCAACCAGTAATGATATCTACATCTTTCTTGTGTATATACTTCTGAAATGCCTCAAGCATCTCCCTTTCAGTATCAAAACTAATGATAGTAGAACCTTCTAGGTTTGTATCAGTTTTCTTGTAGCAAAGACATGTTTTATCGTAGGGTTCATCGTTACCAAACTTACACAAAGAAATAGCAATTTGGAAACACGCGTCACCTCTTACATCCGGATCCGGAAATTTACCAGTAGAACTGTTACACTCAATGTCAACTGATGCCACAACAAATGGAGCAATATCATCACGTGCGACAGGCTTTAGGGTTTTCCAGTCATTACAGAAAAGATCAATATCCACCTTGGCCAAATGTGTACGAACACAATTATCACCGGAGTTTAACCAACCAGTTGACTGAATACCTGTTCTATGCATCAAACGAAGTACAGGGTCAATGTTAGATTCAAAAACTTTGAATCTTTCTGTGCCATATGAGAATTGAATAGGATTCTTCAACATATAATCAACACGACGACGACTCGCTAGATTCTTAAAGTCCAATTTCATATAGGAAAATTCCTTATTATTTTGAAAACCCCAAACATCCTTAGACCTCATGATAGAATATGAAACTAGGCAGTTAGGACTCTTTTTATCCAGAACTCTGTAGATTTCCTGAACCTTTTGTTGTGTGACATGTTCAGGAAGCTTGACGAAGAAGTATGGTGTAAACGCAGTTGTCACACAAATAGATTTACCATTTTCAGTCTTACCAAAAATGCTCACTAAATGCTCGTCATCTGTGTCGACTGTTTCCCATGTGAGTGCTTGAAATTCAACACCCATCCCGATATGTATACATTGAGCCAAAATTTTAATATCGTTTACTAATAAATGTCAGCTGCTTTAATTGACCTCGTGTCGGTGGGTGCCCAGGATGTCTATATTACTGGTCAACCCGAGGTGTCGTTTTTTAGACAAAATTACAAGAGGTATACCAACTTCGCGATCAAACCAGAAAGGCTCGATTACATCGGTACCTTCGGAAGTGGTAATGAGGTTACCATTCCCATCAAGACCAAGGGTGATCTCTTGAGTTATGTGTGGATTGAGGCTGAAAACATCGGTGGCGTCGGTGCCGCTGATACCGGTTTCTTCGACAAGGATGATTCCACTACCACTGAATTCCAGCTTTGGATTGGTGGCCAAAAGGTTTCCCAGATTGATGCCCTCTACATCCAGGGTGTCCATAACCTTTTGTACAAGGATACTCAAGCCAAGGCTTCTTGCGCTCTCACCCTTGATGAGTGCCCCCAGAATGCCCTCGGTTCTTCCACTTCCGCGAACCACTACGTTCTTCCCTTCTTCTTCTCGGACGACTGGACCAAATCCCTTCCTTTGGTTGGTCTCCAATATCACGATGTTGAGATCAGGGTGAAGTGCAGGAATGGCACATTTGCTCCCAGCAACGTAAAGGTATTCGGTACGTATGTGTACCTTGATACACCCGAGCGCGATTTCTTCGCCAACAATGAGCATGAGATTCTCTTCACTCAAACTCAACACCAACTCATGAGTGCCGCGGATACCGAGGTTGATCTTACTTACTTCAACCACCCAGTCAAGGCCGTCCACGTTGTTTCTTCGGAAGCTGACACCAATAAGTGGTCTACTAACTGGACTTTTGATACCGCCACTCTCTATATTAACGGTACACCTCTCTTTGAGAATATGTCCGCCGCCTTCCACCACAACGTTGTCCCAGAGATGCACTGCTCTGTCCTCCCTCAAGATGCTCTCAGCACCGTCTCCACCTTCACTTGGCCTTTCTGCATAACCATGAACAAGTCTCAACCAACTGGAACCCTAAATTTCAGCCGAATTGATACTGCCAAGTTATCCCTCGCGGGTACTGGCACCAGGAACGGTAACATGGTTCGCGCGTACGCCGTAAATTACAATATTTTACG